CTCCTGCATCACCCGGCGCACCCAGTCGCCGGAGACCAGGCGCCGTTCCTTCTCGGCCTGGGTGATCACCTCGTCACGGGCCGACGTTAAGTTCTTGGCTGCCGCGGCATGGATGGCCACCAGCCGGCCGGCGTCGGCTCGACCACCGCGAAGGGCATCGACCGCCAGGTCATAGGCCGCACGCTCGATTTGCCGCTGCCTTTCGTAAGCGCCCTCAGGCGAGTCGGTGGCGGCGGTTGCGGTGTTGAGAGGGCTCTCGGCTTCAATGGGCCTGTAGGGGCCTTCCTGTTCGATTGCGGTGGGGTCCGGTACGTTCTTCTGTTTAGGAATAGACTTAGCGCGTGACCTAACGTGTTGAGATCGCCAGAGGTCGGCTGACTCGGGCGAGTCCATGGGCATCCCCTGAGATATAAGCTGTGCGACCCGCGGCTGGCTTATACCGATGCGGTCGCCGTATTCCTTTTGTGTCATGGCTGCAAGGCGTCCTTGATCTCCTGGGGCATCATTGAGTCGGGCAGGTTGCCTGCAAATTGGAGGGCTCGGAACACACCGTCGCGCCGGCTGTCGTAGTTGCTGGGCACCAGGGAACCGACGATCTGCTCTGGAGTGGTGCCGCTTTTCATCAGCCGGATAAACCATGCGGTGTTGGCCAGGCCGAACTGGTCGACGAGGAATTGTATTTGGTTAGGCATAAATTATTTGATGAAAGCATTACTCGCAGAAATTGATAGGGGTCTCGCGTTCACCTGTTATTGGAGATATGGCAAAAGATTCCTTACATATTTGCAGGTTTAACAGAGGTGTCTATTGTACTATGCTCTATCCTTTGCTGCCTTAAATACATCTCATGGCCTTTCGCTATGATGTAAGCCACCGAACCACGGGCAACACCGCACGCCTTGGCTACATCGTCGAGGCTTAGGTCACGCTCCCGTAGGTCGTAGGCCTTGCGACACACGTCGACATCCTGGGCGGTTGCGGTGATCTCGTAGTCCTCCTCCTCCTCGAGCACCACGACGGGCGTGCCTAAGGCACTGAGCTTGACGCTGCGAGGGTAGGACATCCAGCCACGCTTAATCGCCAGGGCAACCAGGTTGGGGGCTTCGTGCAGGAGTTTGATGCGGTCGAGGTCGTAGGGTATTTTCATTGGAAGGATGGTGATGGGTCGGTGAACCGGCAGAACTGGCCTTCGTACCAGAGGGGCACGAGGCCGCACTCGCCGTCTCGTTGTTTGGCGACAGCGATAATGGCCTCGCCGTTGGGTTGGTTGCGCTCCCGGTTGAGCAGCAGCACCAAGTCGGCGTCACGTTCGATCTGTCCTGAGTCGGCCAGGTCGGTGAGTCTAGGCACCCGGCCTTTGTCCTTTTCGTTCTCCCGGTTGAGTTGAGCCAGGGCGACCACCGCGGTCTTGGTGTCGTGAGCCACGGCCTTGAGTCGGCCGGATACCTCGGCGATCTCGTAGGTTTTCTTTTCGGCTGCCTTGCTCCCGTGGATCTTCTGGAGGTAGTCGACCAGGACGAGTTTGACGCCCCATTTACGGACAGCCCGACGGATCACAGCGGTGATGGTGGCGATGCCGGACACACCGGAACCGGAGACAAAGTAGATCGGGCTGCCGGCCACCTTAGCGGAGGCACTGGCCATAGACTTCATTCCGCCTTCATCGAGGTCGCCGGTCTTGATGTCCTGCATTGGAATGGATCCTACAGTAGAGACCATTCTCCGAACGATAGACTCGTCGGACATTTCCAACGAGATAAACAGGGTCGGCACCCGGTGCTCGATGGCTGCTGCCCGGGCTATTGCGATGGCGATGGCGGTCTTTCCGATGCTTGGCCTGGCCGCAATGATGGCCAGCTCGCCATACTGAAAGCCGTCGGTCATTGCGTCCAGGCGCCGGAAGCCGGAGGTGATGCCGGACAAGTGGCCCTTCCTGGCGAACCGCTCCTGGGTAGAGTCGATGAACCGACTCACTACCGACTTGCAGGGTTGCACCTCTTCCTTGGATGCCTCAACGGTGAGCCCTGCTTCGGCATTTGCGACGATTTGATCCACAGACAGGGTGGAGACAGCGGAATCGCGAATTAGACGGTCACCGGCGAATCGTAACTGCCGGCGGTGATGGGCCTCGAGGACAGCCTTGGAGAACTCGGGATGGTTGGACGGGCTGGCGCAGATCTCGTCGCACTTGTTTAGAGCCTCGAAAGGCACAGGAGTCTGGCCCATCGTGCGCTTCCACTCCTTGACCACGGTCGTCATGTTGACCGGATCGCTTTTGGCAACGAGGCCTTTGGCAATCTCGAACACATTGTACAGATCGCTGTCCTGTAGAGCCTCGCTCGGGATCTTGGCGAATACCTCGTGGCAGACATCGGAGCCACCGGATAGGCAGGCGCCCAGGAGGCCGAACTCGTCGTCCTCGGCAAAGTAGGGGTCGCTCATAAATAGTCATTCAGGTCTGCACTGAGTGTTCCGCCCGCCCGGGACTCACCGATACCAGGAAGAAGACCGCTTCTAACCTTGTCGACCTCGCCGTTCCAGTTGTTCAGCAGAGCCATAGCATCTCGTCGAAGATATGGGTCCTTCGACTTGTAGCGTGCTTCGACAAGTAGGATGTCATCCTCCGGTGTGTTGAGCTCAAAGACCTCTTTCAAGGCCTTGATCTCCTTTGAGCTCCAGCGGGTGTCGTGGCGACGGCGAACCATAGCACCGATTCGTAGGCGGAAGGCTTCAAGGTCAGGACTCAAGGCCTTCTCCTTCTTTGTATCTTCTTTAGGAGATGGAGACGGAGATGGAGAGTTGAATTCCGGTTGATCATCCGGTTGCAACACCGGTTGAACCGCGGTTGGATTCTGGTTGACCTGCTTTTGGCGTTCTAAAGCATCCAACCTGCGTTTTTCCGCGGATAACTTACCTTTTACCGATTGGCTCTGCAGAAACTTACCCTTTTCCGTCCTTACGGATTCCAGTCGGATGTTCCTAAGAAGCCCGTCTTCGCATTCATCGAACTTAGCCAAGACGTCAACCGACACGCAACCGCCGGCCAACCGCTGTTGCTTTTCGGTTTCAACCGGAATTGAACCGCGGTTCCACTGGTGGCACAGCAAACGAATTAACTGACCAACCTCGGCCTGCGACATATCAAGCGTGCCGGCTAGGAAGTCGTCGGTGTAAAGTTGGAAGGCTGGAGCCTTACGGGTTTTCTTCTCTTCTTTCATGTTTCAAACGGAAAACCCCACCCAGTCCGAGGTGAGAACTCGCGCAGAACCAACGCGACGTAACACGGAAAGGGTGGGGAAAAGTGGGTTGAACATGGGTTCTGGTTGTAGTGTCGGCGCTCACTTCTCACGGCTCACGCTGACGGTCTCTATCTATCTGCTGTCCTTGTGGATGTCCACCGCTTAGTAAGCCGGCATCAGTATGTCGGCCACCGCCTGGGTCAGCTTCACGTCCTGCAAGCAGTAGTTAATGGCCGCCTGCCTGTCGGTGTTCCACAGCAGGCTGAAGTCGGCGCCGTTGCCTGACTTCTCGCCGAGTCCCAGGTGCCTCGAGATGGACGCAAGGCTGCCGTGAGCCCGGTTGTCCCCGAGCTGCCACACCTCTCGAAGGTCGACCACCAGCTCCGACCAGTAACGGCCGTTCCGCAACCAGTAGGGCGGCATGATCTTGTGGCGCCAGGAGCGTTTGATCAGGAAGGGCAGGTCGAAGGCCTTGATGTTGAAGCCAATGAGCTGAGGCTGGCGCTCGTAATAGTTGAGCAGCGCCCACCATTGTCGCAGCAGGTGGGCCTCGCCGTCGGCATCGGCGCAGAGGATGTTCTGCTCCTGATGGTCGACCCGGTAGCCGATGCACAGCACCTGGCCCGACAAGGCGTCCAGGGCGGCGTTGCGGATGTAGTCGGCCGTGTGGCTCTCCTCGGCCTTCTGGAGCTTCTCGGCGATCAAGTCGGGGTTCTTGATGTTGCCGAGCTTCACGTCGGCCGGGTTAAAGGCTGGGATGTTGAGCTGCTCGAGCGGTAGAGGCCCGGTCTCTATGTCGAAGTAAATGTTTGGATTGGCTGGCATTTGTCAGAGTTGTTGAGAGTTGTTGCGCGTTTGTCGGCCGATGCGCGCCCCCGGCACTACGAGTCCCCGACAGCAACAGGCTGCCGGAAGGTGGTCAGATCTTTTTGCCGCAATGTGGGCAAACGAGGAAGTTGATTGGCTCCCGGGTGGTCGGTACTTCAAGCCATTCGCAGATCTCGAAGTAGCTTACCCAACCGAATCCGCGAACAGCTCCTGGTCGAAGGTGGCCGGTGTTGTAGAGTTGCAAGGCCTCGTCGCGGCTTTTGACGCACAGCCTTTCGAGGGTGTTGAACGTCCTGACCGTAAACGGGAATCCCCATTGGCGCAGGATCTCCTCATGCATCTCGGCCGACTGCTCGATCTGTTTAATGCGCTGGCGAGACAGGTTAAAGTGCTGCCCGATCTCCTCGAGGGTCTTGCCTTCGGAGCGCATCCGAACCACCTCGGGCACTTTGTCGACCAGTTTGACGTAGGGCTTTCGGGTTTTCATTTTAGAATGGAATGTCTGAATCGGTGGGATCTTCCTGGGCGTTGATCTCATCGATGCGCTTGGTAATGGCAGCGATAAGCTGGATGTCCTCCTGGGTCTTGCCCGGGCTAATCTTAGCCTTAGGCAGCCAGCGCTCGGCCAGGCCTCGCACAGCGTCGTCGGTCAGCTCCGAGATCGGCACACCCTTGAACTTGCCGACGTGTACCTGGGTGGCGCTTAGGTCAGGCGAGCGTTTGGTTGAACCGTCAGGAGTGATCGTCTTCACCTGGTCGTCATCCTTGGGCGGCCTGTCTTCCATCCGTACCCACAGGCCCGAGGGCTTGAGCGGCTCGCCGTTTTTGTGAGCCATGATCAGCTTGATGTTCGAGAACGTCTTGGTGCCGTCCTGGCTCTGCTCATGGACGATCACCACGGTAGCCGGTCGGCCGATAAGGCTGTCCAGGTCGAGGCTGGTGGTCTCCTCGGCAGTGAGGGCCCGACCGTGCCAGTCCTTAAGGAACTTGGTCAGGCCGGCCTTCTCGTGCAGGCTGGCGGTCATCGGCGCCGTCATGACCACCCAGGGCTGCACCGGGTTGCGTGTCTTGTCGATCATGTCCAACTCGAACGCGATCTTAAACTTTTGCTTTGGCCCATACTCGGTCTCATAGGTCTTTAGCGGTGTGATGTCGACGCACACCGCGCGGCCGGTGTACTCAGGGCACGGTGTAAAGGTGCCGCCTGTTTGTTTTGTTGATACTGTGATTCCCATGTTGTTGCTGTGTTGTGTTGTTGTTACTTAGAGGATTGCTTTTCAACCTCCGAAAGCTGTTTAGCCATTCTGTCATACTGCGACCAGTACTCAGGCCAGGCCGCCTTGATCTTCGCCAGATTCTCTGGGTCTGCCACGAGCGCCGCGGCGCCTAGTTTGCGAACGAATGACCCGCCATATTCGATCATTGTGAAGGCTACATCAAAGTCTTTCATTGGATAATGAAGTCGAAGTTGGTTTTCCAAGAGTCGCCCAGGCGATTGTAGGTGTCGTGCTTGATCTTCCAGAGTTTAGGATTGCGAGTCGTTCCAGTGTGTCTGCACCGGATTCTGACATCGATGTCCTGTATTGCGACGTTCCGCAGCCGGTGGTCTTCCGGCAGTTCGTGAAGGTGTTTCATTTTATTTGGTTCATGGTTTAGGGTGTATCACTCACGCTATTTGTCCTCCCGCCAGAGCAGCAGATCCGCTCGCATTGCGTCGTTCTCCTGCTCCAGTTGTTTCACCCGATCCTCCAGCTTACGGACATCGAGAGCGATTGCGCGGAGTTGGCGGCGGTCGTTGTAATCGGCAAAAGCCGGCAGGTCCAAGATTCGTTGTTCTACGCTCACGGCTTGTCCTCTTTGGCTGTGGAAATTGGCTGTTTCAACCACAACGCTTCCTCCAACTGTTTGATGCGCTCGCCCCTGTCCTCGTACAACGCAACGTCAGCGACTAACACTGCGTACTGGTTCTTCGCGTCCATTAGATCCTCCTCCAACCGCTTGATGCGCTCCTCTTGCTCACGAATCTTGGTGGCCTGTGCGTCGTCCATCCATGTTTCTCGCATGATTTGTAACACCTTCGCTGCTGTCTCCGTAGGTTTAAGATGCTCGGCTGCGGTGATTGTTCCATCGGCGTGGATTGTGAGTAATTCTGCGTTGCACTTGTGTCTATCAAGAATAATTGTATCGTTCATTTGCATTCCTTCCATTTAAACTGAGCTTTACCGCTTGTGTCGGCCACCCACTCGGCATGGCCTGCTTGGACTGCTTGCTGCTTCATATTGTCAATTCCGCTCACCTCTCCGCAAAGGTTTGACACTGTGCATGCAAAGATAACCAAGATGACGCATGGGATTATTAACGGTGCATATTCTTTCATTTCGCCTTCTCCCTCGCTTTGAGCATTGCGTCGGCTAGTTGATAGGTGGCTTTGGAAATAGCATTAACATCCCAAGACTCGTATACTTTCCACGCTACTGGCAACGCCGCCGCAGCGAAGTAGTCGCGCATTAAAATGCCATCGTTGTGCTGTACTCCGACTGGTGTTGGAAACGCTGGTCCTCCGTCGTTGATTGGTGCGCTCACTTGATGCCCTCCGCAATCAAGGCGTGCTCCAACAAAAGCACCGCATCTGCCGTCTTAAGCGTAATGTGGAGGCTAGGCTGCCGTTGCTGCGCCAAGCCCTTCAGATGGCCCTTCCAGCGCGTTCCATGCGTCTTGCTGGTGCCTGCACCCAAAGTCCGCTGCCACCGCTGTGGTGTCACCTCGATGCACCTGGTGTTCATGCTGGCGATGAGGCCATGCAGGAAGCCGACATTGCGACCGAAGTTGAACATGGCGCTACCCGGCGCCCCTTTGCCTCCGATGTAACCACCGACCTTTTCGATGTAGACCACATCCGACTGGCTCAGGAAGTTGACCAGGACATCTCGGATGTCCCTGTCGGTCGTCGGCATGGGCTCCAGGGTGACCCGGTTGCCGGCGAAGTGCGCCAGGCCGCCGCTCATGCCTGGGTCGATGGCCAAGATCCGTTTCATCGGGCGGCCTTCTTTAGCCAGGCTAAGATTGCATGGTCGGCCACCGCCTGAATCTTGAGGCCGTTGACGAGGCAGTAGGCTCGCAGTTTTTGGTGGGTGGTTGGTGTCACGTTGATGGTCTTAGGCTTGTTCATTGGGTAAGCTGCTTAGAGATCTCCTGGCCGAGGCTGGATGATGTTCTGCCCAGGAGGGCTACACGGTGCGCCATCTTCTCGGTCACAGCCTCGTGCCTCTTCCTTTCACATTCCGACAGCAGGTTAAGGTTCGTCCTGGTGCCCAGGATTACCGATGCCTTAAGGCTGTTTACTGCCACGCGGTTCATGCGCTCCATTTCGTCGGCGTTGGTATTGGGAGGCGCGATATGGAAGCCAGCCCCGCGGAGACCCCTCTGGCTGAAGTTCATTCCTCGGTGCCGCAGCACCATCCGGATGTTCAAGATTTCCATGTTAAATTCCACGCTTCCGAACTTCTCCTCTAGTGCTGCCTCCATCTCCTCGGTGGTCACGGTCAGGCCATAGGCCAGCCGGTGCTCGTTGCGTTCGATCCAGTCCTTCCAGAGCGGAAGGCGCCGGACCTCTTCTTCGTTGATCATGTCTTGTGTTTCCATGTTGTGAAAGTTGCCCGGTGTTACCGCACACCGGAAAGCGTTGTTGCCCTACCAAGCCGAGCCGAGCCCTGCCCTGCCAAGCCACGCCCTACCGCTCCCTGAAAAATTGTCTGAGTTACCGTACCCAGTGACGTGTTGCCTGGCCATGCCCGGCCCTGCGAAGCCCAGCCGCGCCCTGCCGCGCCAATCCCTAAAAAATTGTCCCGGATACCGCGCCGGGTCGCGTGTTGCCTTGCCTGGCCGCGCCGAGCCTGGCCGCGCCGCGCCTAGCCATACCCAGCCTTGAGAAAATCAAACCACCTCGACAGTGAACCGGCCGAACTTCGGTCGCCAGTCGCCCAGGCCGACCAATCCGCCAGCCTCGCGTGTTGCGTCGATTACCTGCTCCTTTGAGACAACCGATTCGTCAAACTCAATGGTGCAGGTCGCCCACCAACCGGAAGGAACCATCGGCCGGACTCGAATGATTCCTAGGTCGACCCGCTTTCGCAGTGTGAATGCTGGGTCGGAGTAAATCTGCTCCTTGGTCTGGCCCATCTTGCGATGGTGAATCACCACCTCTGCCTCGGATAGGAGCACCGCGGCGTCGAACTTCTTGCCGAGTCGCGCCTTCTTGGCGCCGTCCTTGAGGCACTTCTCGATGTTGTCGCACGGAAGGACCATGCCGTTCTCGATGTCTGACCAGTAAAGGCCGGCCTCCCATTCGAGGCGGTCGCGTTCGTCATGATCGCTTGGTGTCATGTTTTTGCTGCCCTTGACGGTGATCCGTTTGATCGCCACGACATAAGGGTTTTTGTGATCCACCATGTCGCCGTTGTGCATGATGAGGGGCCGCAGCCCGGTGAGTTTGACTTTGATTTGCTTCATGTTGTTTTGCTTTGGTTGCCTTGTTGTTGTTTACCGAAAGTGTCCGGTGATACCGCCCACCGGCAGGCGTTGTTGCCTCGCGCTGCCGCGCCGTGCCACACCGCGCCGCGCCGTGCCTAGCCGTGCCGAGCCCGACCCTGAAAAATTGTCCTGGTTGCCGTACCAGGTGACGTATTGCCTCGCCATGCCGAGCCAAGCCGTGCCAGGCCATGCTACGCCAAGCCGAGCCTCGGAAAATCATTTGATGACCTTCTGCACCTTCGCCCAGTAAGCCACCGTCGAAGCCTTGCGGTCGCCAGTCGGGCCCCCATTCCATCTCCTGGCCAACTGCTCGGTGGTGGCGCCGCGGCCGTAGTGGGTCAGGTAGGCCTGGCAGACTGCTCGGGCTGCCACCCGGTTGGTCATGTCCTGGTGCCGGTAATGGCTGCCGGTGATCCGGTTGACGTCCAGGACAACGGCCTTGTGAATCTGGAGGCAGCCAATGGCGCGGCCTTGGTCACCGATGGCCAGGTCGTTATTGCTGCTCTCGACCAGCATCAGGGCGGTGATGAGGTTGGTCAGGTTCATGGCTGGACGTAGCAGGAGATTCCATCGACCACGATGATGCCGTGGCCGCCGTCGATTATGGCTACCACAGCGCTAGTCTCGGCCTCGACCAGTGTCGCCGGCCGGATGTACATCCCCGACTTGTAGTCGTGCAGGTCGCCGTTGGAATGGTCGAATGCCTGGAAGCAGGGCATCGAGCAGAAGTTGCCCATCTCTCGGTCTTCGGGCAGCGGTCCTTGGCAGTGGATGCAGGTGGTGGGTTGGAAGAGGATGTTACTCATGGTGTTGCTGTTGTTTGCTTTGGTGGTGGTTGTTTGCGCGTTGGCCAGTCGCGCCCCTGGTTGGGTGGTATTCGCCCCACCCGGGCGTAAATTGAATTAGTTCCAATCGGGATGGTTGCTGGTCACAAGAGCCACCCGATCCCATCCGCGGCAGAGTGCAATGTGACCGCCACCAATGTGAACGTAAGCCGAGTTAACTGCATTTCGCAGAATCTGAGCGGCTTGTTGGCGGGTCAATTCGCCAAGGTCTGCACCAGTTTTTAAAAGAACGATTGCAGTGCGCTCTTCTGTGGTGGGGGTGTTTTCGTATCGGACGGTGATCTTGCTCATGTTTTGCTTTGGTTTGCTGTTTTTGTTGCCTTCGACGTGATCAAGATGGGCGATGCCCAGCCTTTCGTCTACAGAGAAAACTGTTTTTCTGTAGATTTGAGAGAAAACCCAATGTTTACAGGGGTCAAACAGGGGTCAAATTCCCTTAAGATCAACGAAGCTCAAGGTCATGTATTCCTGAGCGTTGGCCGTTGCGTCGAAGTAGGAGATGACCTTCTGCGTCTCTCGTTGCGAGTAGCTCCGGTAGTCTTTGACTCGGGTCGCAACCACCGCAGGGAACTCGGTCGGCTGCCCGTTCTCGGTCTGCCAGTTGCCCGACGTGAAGCCGAACTTCCGGCACCAGGTCTGCAAGTTCTCAGGCGGCACAAAGAAATACTCGGTCGAAAAGCTGTCCTCGCCTCGGAAGCATTGGACGCCGTAGCCGCTTAGAAGATCGTAGCCGGCCTGGTCGAGATACCAGGCATCCAGGTCGAAGTCGGGCTCGTACCCGGTGCCAAAGAATGCAGGCAGGCCCGGGGCGAAGTTCTGCGTGCACAAGCACGGCGACTGCGTCCAAGAATCGAGGCGCCATTGCAGCAGGTTCCACAACCAGGCGCTCTTCGGGATCTTGTGGAAGAATGGGCCGCAGCCTGGTCCGCCGTTTAAAAGGTTACGGGCGACATAGGGTATCGCGAAAATGTAGGTGTTACCTTCCCAGTCAAACTTGATGGACGTCAGATAATCAGCGTTTGCATTGACCGGCGAAGCCATTGAAAGCGGAAGTGTCGAAGCAAACCGGGCATTTCGTCGATCTCTGAACACGTCGTCGACGGCGACCTTAACCACGGTGACAAATGAGGAATTAGGCCCGTCGGGTTTGACGGCGAACTTCGGAGTTTTGTTTGGACTACCTAGGATCCGAACCGAGGCATCCACACCGTTTGGACCGCCCCATTTGTTGACCCAGAAGTCGGCCTCGTAGCCACTGTTTGATTGATAGTCAGGGTCGCCATAGGTGGCTCGCATCAGCTCGTTGTCGTAGTTGCCTGAGCTGAATCCCCAAGGCCCTCCTGGTGGGATGTAGGCCGCATTGATGGCCCCTTGAAAGATTGTCGACGAGGTTGGAATCGAGTCCCCGATCTTGGTGGGGAACATATTCTGCCACGGTATCCCAGGAGATGTTGCTCCTGAATTTCTCGATGGAGCAATCAGGACCGTGTCGGTTTTTGATTCGAAATAGAAGTTGGTCCATGCACCGACGCCATATCCCGCGTTGCGGCTTTTGACGTAAAGCTGTGTAGACGTCGCGTAGGCTTCGAAATCAATCAGCAGATTACCGTCGATGCCTATCGGGCTTCCTACGCTACAGGCCAGCCCCTGGGGCGTAAGCCTGAGTAGGCCGACCCGATCCTCGGTGATGTCGTGGACGTCGTCGTAGTTGGCAAGGAATCCAGCTTCAACAGCCAGCTTTCGGCGCACATCCAGCGCCTTGTCAAAGATCGTTGCCTCATTGCCGGCAGACCAGAATGAGCTGGTGCCGCTGGATGGAGGGTAGACCGTCGAAATTGTTATTGGTGTCGTGCTAATCTCCCAGACTGGACTCTCTCCGTTGTTGAAGATGTTGCAGTCGATGGGTGTGATTTGGAAGTAACCGCGGCGGCTGGTGAGGGTGATGCTGGTCGGGTTTTGGACGACAGTAATGCCAAGCGCCTCCAGCCTTTGGACTAAGCTCCCAACACCCGGGAAGTTGACTTCGCGATCCTCATAGGTCGGATTGGTGCCATTTGGGTCGATGGTGTATCTGACTTGTGCGCGTCCCCAGGTGAACACCAGGTCGCCGAGCTGCTGCCTGTGGTCGCCGGGGTCGGCGTAGGTCTGGGGGTACACCTGCCGGATGTCGTGCTGCACCGTCGGATCGATCTGGGCGCCCATCGTGTGCAGCCAGTCGAACATGATGAACGGGTTGGCCACGTTGTTGGCCTGGGCCGACCGTTCCAGCGCCAGGAACGGCGAGGTGTTGGGTATCTGCCAGCTCGGCGGTCCCTCGGCGAAATACGGCACGTCACCCGGGAAGTACGGGAAGAAATGGTAACAGAAGCCACCGTTAGGCCAGCGCGTGGCCCATGTGCCGTCCTTGCGGCGTCGGAATGCTCGGACCTGCCCTGGGCCTACAAACTCCCTATCGGCGTTGCCATCGGGTAGCTGGAGCAGCACCTGCACGGTGGTGGTGCCGCAGTTGTGCACCCGCCAGCAGTCGTAACGCTGGTAGGTGTTGAGGATACGAAAGACGGTCAGGCCCTCGATGGCGATCTCGGCGACAGCCAGCTTGTGCTTGTGGATCCGACCAGGAGGCAGTGTGGGGTCGGAAGGCCCGAGGCTGCCTCGGACATAGGACGTCAGGCCTGAACCGGCCTGAGGATCCCAGCCGAGGTGCACGTCGTACTGGATGCCGGCCACCTCTCGGCGCAGCAGCTCGAAGCTGTAGTGAATCGATCCGACGTCGGCTGTAAAAGGATCGCCAGATGTGCTGTGGTGGTCGACGTAGACCTGGCCTCCGGCTGTGTCCAGGTACTTGTTCTCCAGCTTCGACAGGGCGATCTTGGCTGCCTGTTGGCTGTGCTCGTCGCGGTAGTAGCCGATGCCAGGAATGGACGGGTTAGGCACTCCTCCGTCGTCATGCAGGCGCATGGCCGTCTGCGGATCGTTCCGGTAGACATACCACACACCGTAAGGGAACGGCGCCGACCATTGATCGAAGGGCTGGAATCTCGATTGGGCCCACAGCGGACCCATCTCATTCAACGCTGCCCGACATTTCGCGTCGAACCGGCTGTACAAGGTGTTCAGGTTGTAGGCCGTGAACATCTTGTCTTTCCTGTCGGTAGCGTAGGGCATGGGTCAGTAGAACCAGGACTCCTCGGAGGTCTGCACCGTTGTCGACATCACCGGGGTCTTTAGGGTCGTGCCGTTGGCGTTCTGCTCGACCCGTTGGCCAGGCCCGGCGACGAGCTGGACCCGTCGAACAGCCTCGATGAGCTGGTTAATGGCCCGGGCATGGTCTGCCTTAAGGCCGGTCTCGGCCAGTTTGGAGGGCAGTTGAATGGCCATGGCTGGTTAGATCTCGCAGAACTGGGCAAAGATCTTGACGGGGCTGTTGGAGGCCTTGACGTACATGGTGGCATCGACCCATGGGATCAGGATGAACTGCCCGGCAGGCACCTGAAACGAGTACGGTGAGGAAGGCCCGATAGAGACCGGGTTGACCAGGTCCAGGTTGACCACCAGGAGGCGGTAGGGCGTCCCCAGGTCAGCGGTGAGGTCCAGAGTCTCGTCGCTTGTACCGACCACCTGGGTCTGCTGTCCCATGTCGGTGCCGGTCATGTTGGCAATCGCGCTATAGGACAGTGAGTTGATTACGGCGCCGCCCTTGGAGGCGTAAAGCCGCGCGGACATCTCGACTTCGTTAGCCATGGTGTTGGTGGTTTAAACTTCGCAGAAGGTGGCCTGGACGGTCACCGATGAGGTGTTGGCCAGGAGGTAGAGCGTGGCGCTGACATAGGGCATCAGCAGCGTCTCGCCGGCCGGGATCCGCATCGTGTAGGTGCCGGACACGAATCCCATCTCGACATAGTTGGTAGTGTCCAGATTAGAGATCAGGAGTTTGTAGGGGCTGGTCACGTCGACCGGGACATCGAGGGCCTCGACCGTCAGGCCGATGACCTGAGTCTGGCTGCCCATGTCGGTGCCGACCATCGTGCTGCTCTTGGTGTAGGTGACCGAGGGTAGGAAAGCGCCGTTTTTGGAGGCGTACAGCCGGGCCGTTAGTTGGATTTCGTCTGCCATAGTGTTAGTGGGTAGATGTTAGAAGAACGGATAGATTAGTGTGTCGTAAGGTGCGAAAGTCCATGCGATGACCTGCTCAACCTGGTTAGTTTTGTTGACCAGGCTAGTTGAGAAGTTGGTCTGCTTCCAGCCCCACACGGTGCCGAAGGGTGCTAATATTTGCCCCGTGGCCGGATCGGTTGGAACTTTAGGAAGCATTCTCGTCACCGCAAATGGCAGGTTCCAATTTACAGCAAACGATTCGGGCGTGTAGACAGGCGGGATTCCGTTGGGAACTTGAGGCAGGCCTAGGTTGCCTGAGAAAGTGGCTATTCTGGTCAGACTCACTCGAGCAATCGGGAAGGTGTCCTGGCCTCGGTAGAGCATCTGCCAGACTTTGTTGGCCATCGGGAAGGTGGTTGCGTTGCCCAGGTTGGTCTCGCTCTGCGATAGAAGCTCACCGTTCTTTGCTGCGGTCTCGATGACCGTCTTGTAGAGGTTTGGATTACCCGTGCTGTTGGCCTCCCGGTCGACCGCCGGTAGAGCAAACACCGACACATCGAGGTAGTCGGTTCGGAACTCGTAGCGGATGTCTGCTATTTCTCCAGGAATCGGTGCCGACTGGTCTTGGATTGGTGTACCCGGGTCGAAGGAACTTCCTCCGATTGTGACGGTGGCCTCGGAATACGGGCCGTCCTCGCGGATGCTGTACTTGGCGCCCAGGGCCACCCATTGGGCCGATGCGATGCGGAGGGTGTCCTTGTCGCCGCGGAAAACTAACTGCACCACCCGGCCGTTGCCGTTGTTGTCGTAGGCGCGGCTGACCTCGATATACTCGAAGTTGTTTGGGTTTGGTGAGCCTTGGAGTGTTGCCATGTTATTCGACAGCCTGAGCTGTTCTGCCGGTGTTTACTCGGATCGCACGGGTCTCGTTGGTCTGAATCTTAATTTGACCCACCAGGGTGTTAACCCATCCAGGAGGCGCTTCCGTTGAGAACATTGAGGTCTCGCGTTTTGCCCTGCTGTCTATTGTGCCGATGGTTCCGCGCGGCATTGTCGATGCATCTAAACCTCCACCAACACCTTCAGATGGCCTTAGCGCTCCTCCAAAGCCAGTTCTATAAAGTTCATTGTTTTTTCTATACTTTGTAAAAAGCTCGTTGGAAGCCTGTTGTGTATTTATAATTTCTTTAAAATCACTTTCAAGTTGATCTCCAAGGTATGTGACTAAAGGTGTTGCAGCAACAGTACCACGTCTTTGTATCTCATCCATGCGGTCTGCTAATTTTCCAACCTGATCAATTTGTTCTTTAGAAATTACGTCAATTGGACCCATCTCTTTTATCTTAGACATTGCTCCGGCTGCCTTGAATGCCTTCTCGCCTAGGATGGCTATCATGGCAGCCTGAGTCTGTGCGCTGCTGCCTGCATCCTTGTGCGCCTGACCCATTCTCGATATCAGGTCAATGTTAGAGATGCTCGCATCGTTAAGTTCAGCGACTGAAAATCCTAGTGTCTTGAAGTATTCCCGGGCTTTGCCTCCCTCCTCAATAGCCTTGAGGCGCTCCTGGCTGACCGCTGTGATAGACTTAGCCATAGCCTCGAAGGAAACACCCGTTTGGCCTGCCAGCACCTGGAGGCGCTGGACGTCGTCGGTGCTGATGTTGAGTTGCTCGGACAGGTCGCCGATGGCGTCGACTGTCTGAATCACCTTGGAGACAAAGGCGCCGATGGCAGCAACAGATAGCGCCGCACCGAGCTGAGATCCTACCGATTGCCGGAACTTGTCGGTCGTGCTCGAAGCCTTTTTCAAGCCGCTTTCGTAGGCCGAACCGTCCAGGCCGAGCTTTGCGATGAGTGAGAAAATGGCCATTTGTTAGTTCCTTACTGTCTCCCGTTCTTGACCCAGGCGCCAGAGGGCATCGTTCTTATCGTTCCACAGCTCGACCTGACCGTGCATTTCTGCATTGGTCAGGAAGAATCTTTCGGCATCGCTCACCGGCATATTTAGAACCGTCTGCTCGGTGAATCCAATGTCGACCAGGCCAACCAGCAGCCTTTCGGGCCAGGGCATGGCCGCCTCCCTGGATCCTGCACCGGGCTGCCTCAGAACCTCGGGACAGTCGGATTTGTCGCCGATCCACTCCTGGAGGGTGTGGCACTCCTTCACTATGTCGGACTTGCTGACCTTCTTGCGCATCAGCCGGAGCGGCACCCACCGGAAGACTGAGGCCATGGTCTTGACCGACTCCTCGGCAGATTGGCTGCACACGACGACAGCCTCGACCAGGTCGTTAGCGGTGGCCCGGCCTCCGGTGACGAAGGGGGATCCCAGCCGATGCAGCAGGATTGCGTGGCCGACAGTAAAGGGCACCATGCGGAGCCCGATCACCATCGGACAGGCCTTGGCTGTTGCGCTTAGGATGTCGGCCAGGCTGCTCACACGTTCAGGGCGACAGCGGCAGCGGTGGTGAGGTTCTTAAATCTCTTCACGGTGATCGAGACCATAGCCTTGCCGCTCTGGGTCATTTTGACCGAACCACCTCCGGCATAGATGAACCGGCCGCTGTTTATGACGTCGGCTACACCCATCATCTTAATCACTGGAGCGCCGGTGATTGAAACCGTTCCATTGACCGGAGCCAGTGAACAGAAGGCCAGGGCGGCGGCTGCATTGGCGCCCGAGGGAATCATGTTCAGGTTCAGGGTCACTCGTTCGTTGTAGCCGATGTGACCCACCACTTCTCCACCGCTGTTGCGAACCTCCTCGGTGTCGGATTCGTGAGTCAGGTCGTAACTCTCAATCGAAGCCAGGGCGGTGAAAACTGCGGTTGCGTTGTCTGTGTCGAACATCGTCACCGAAGCCGGTGAACCAAATTGGTATGCGAGTCCTTGTGAATTAGCCATGTGTGTGGGTGGTTAGGTGGTTGCCGAACAGTAGAGGGTGAAAGTCCTGGTGAACGTCCTGGACCGATTAGAGATTGAGGATGCACCAAAGTCCAGAGGTGCGGCGAATTGCGCCGTAAAAGGGCCGCTGGGGTCGTTTGATGGCGCGTTGAGAGCAGAGGCCCCGGTGTCGTCGAAGAGCGGCAGGATCCGGTTGTCGAGCACCTGGACGGTGGTCAGCACAGCAGCCTCGTCGGTGTCGTCGGCAGATAGCTGTAGCTCGACGGCGATCTCGATCTCACAGGTCAGATCGGTGCGCTGCATTGGCCTGGCTGAATTGGTCGAGACAACCAGGCGCGGGAAGTTGGGCATGACGTCCTGGTCGTCTGGGTCGTCGTAGAGGCCGCGGCTGTAGGACGTGAGGCAGGTGGGCGTGCCGGCGCCGGAGGCCGACCAGTTGGCGGCCGCCAGATAGTCAGCGACTGCAAGCTCTGCTCTTAGGGCTACGGCGTTCATTTGATTGAGATTCCGTTGTCTTCGAGAACCTTGCCGTTGGCCAGGAGGGCCTCGGTCATGTGGTTGACCATCTCGGTCGTCTCGTCGTCCATGGCCTTCTGCATTGCCTCGTTGTAGATTTGCGCCACTCGGTTGTACTGGTTGTCTGCCACACCTGTACGCATCGAAACGAAAGCGGTGGGATTGAATCCAGGAACCGCCTGGAATCCATGTGCAACGGTGCCTTTGTGGATGCTTACATTCTCTTGAGGAAGACCATATTCATTGGCCATTGCAACTAAAGCGCTGTTTGTTTTCTTGGGCGCTCTGTAGCTGGCAGGTTTAGAAAGCGGTTTCCATTTAGGACTTTGAAATTGGGTGAATCCTCGGTTGTAGATTCTGATGGATTTTACCACTGCGGACCTGAGGTATCCAACCGATGCGATGGATCTCTTCATCAGCGCCGAGGCTGCCGCCTTCATTCTTTTTCCGTAAAGACCATGGCCTCCGTTTAGGTTTGCTGTTGGGTTTTTAGCGGCTTTTGCTTGAACGATAAGGTGGACTCTCCTGAGAATTCTTGAGGTTCCAACCCGCTTGCCGGTCTTCTTAGACTTGCGGTTGATGTCACCAACCGGCGTCCCAAGGTAGTCAGCGATCCTCCGGCGCTCCTGGCCCGGGCTCTTGGGCGGCACCAGGACAAACAGCCGGACCATCAGGTAGAAGAACCGGCTGTTGATCGCCTTGTGCAAATCGCGCGATGTCGTCAGCAGATACTGCTTCATGGCAAGGTCGAACTTGCCGCTGTCGACCGTCATGTTAACTCCGAATTTCACTTGGTCTTTGCCCCCAGCTCGAGGTTGTAGTAGGCGCCGGAGGCATCCACGCGGCAGGACAGGATGCGGAGGGTGCGGCCTTGATAGACCAGAGTCCTACCGACCACCGGCCGAGGCTTGCAGAAGGTTAAGGCGATGCGGTCGCTGTTCTCCTGGAGAACGAACAGGCCGTCCTCCTTGAGTAGCCTAGAGAAGGTCGTCCCCTGGTCGAGCGTGTAGAGTGTCGAATCCATTGAGACCAGGGTGCTGTCGCAGGTCTTCCAGTCGGAGAACATGACCAGGATCCTCGATGTCACGTTGTCTTGGAACCCACCGGAGATGGGCACGTTGGCGTCGTTGACCGCTGCCGGGATGCACCGGATCGACGTCCCCTGCCAGATGAACATCGGCGCCCCCAGCATTTGCTGGAGCACCGCCATGCCCTGCTGGAGACTCGAGCCGATGGTGGTCATCAGGTTGTAAAGTAAGTGCCAGAGACTATTAGGCGGCTGGTGGCCTGGAGATGGGCGGCTAGGCTATCGGCGGCTCCGGTCTCAAAGTGCGACAGCTCGAGGTAGCTGGTGCCGGCGATTAGGCGAGCGATGATGGCGGTCTTGGCCTGGTTGGTTCCGTTGGTCAGCCACACCGCTGCGGCGGCCTCGTAGGTCACGGCGTCTGGCAGCGACAGCCGGAGGTTGCCTGTGGCGGATCCGCTCACCGAGTTGACGGTGACGTCCGCGGTGAAGGTAGTAACACATCCGATGGTGGTGTGTCGGGCGGTGTTGGTGGTGATGGCAAAGGTGCGGCCACCGCCGGAGTCGATGAGGGTCGGCACCCAGGTCGTCGGTGTGACCAACGGCAGGGCGGCATACAGCTCGGTAAAGTTGTCGTTTATCTTCTCGCCGGCGCCGCGGAGGGTGTCCCCGGTGTTGTCGTTGGCGATGGTGCCGATGTTGATCGTTTGCTGGGCCATAGTTTTATTTCTTGGGTAGGACGTACCAGCCGGCCGGGAGGGTTACCCGGGATGGCCCGACCAGCTTCTTGTCGGCATCGAAAGCATAGACGCTGGCCTTCACCGGCTTGGCCAGCATCACAGGATCACCGCTTGGCACCAGGATCACCCTGGTCATCTGGCAACCCAGGCAGATCGGCAACACGAGCAGCCAGATTATCCTTGAGGGGTTGAGGTGCTTGGCCGTGTTGAACATCGGTAGGTGGTGTTTCGCGGAACCAGTCGAGCAGAGCCTTGAGGATCTGGTAGACCCAATTCACGACTTAGTTACTTCGGCTTCCTTGGCATCCTTGGCCCAGATCAGGCCGATACCAGCGGTGACCGCGGCGATAGTGGTAGTCAGGTCGAGGTTGGTTGTCGGGTCACCGTCGAACAGGGCCTTGAGAGCCCCACCAACAGCGACCAGAATAGCACCAACACCAGCGAGAGTTGTTTTCGTGTTTTTCATTTGGATTTGAACAGCCTATAGGCTCCGTAGATGGCGCAGGCTAAGCCAATGAGCGCGGTGATAAGGCGAACCCAGTCAGTGAGGGCTGGAATAAACGAAACAGCGGTGGCACCTGCCGCTGCTGCTAGGCTGAGTCCAGGGCTGGTGCTGCTGTTCGTTGGTTCCATTACTCGGATTTAGGCTGTGCGGATGAGACTATGAGGTCCACAAGCGGAAGGGCTGCACGGGCGTTAGCAACGCCACCAGCCTTAACCGCAATGTCGATGAGTTGGAGGAGGCTATTGGCCTGCTCCTGGGTGAGTTCGATATTGATCATGCGGAGGGAGCGTCAGCGATAACAACAGGCTCCGCAACCTTAACCGGAGGCGGCACCGGCACCCACGGCAACGGCAGCGTCACCACAGGAGGATTGATCTGGTCGTTGATCTGCTGCGTCACGTTCGCCTCAATAGCCACTTGATCGACTCCGTTGCTGTAGCACCAACCAAGCACCTGTTCCTGCGTGAGGTCGGGATATGGCGTGAAACTACCAGACGGCGGTTGGAACGAGCATGAGCCGTAGCAGGTGCCGCTGTATTGATCCTGAGTGCCGTTGCAACGCCAGTCGGCGGTAATCACGACATCGGGATTGCTGCCTTCGATGGGTTTAACGAGAAGGCGTTCGATGATCCAAGAGAGGGTAATCATGGTGGTTTAAATTAGGCGGCTGCGATTGTGGTGATGGTGCCAGAGCTTCCACGGAACTTCAGCGCACCGGATTCGACGTAGAGTTGACCCATGCCAGCAGGAGAAGTGCTTGGAGCAGTAGCGTTTGCAAGACCGAGTACCTTAGCGGCAGAGGTTCCAAACGTGCTAACCCCCACGCCAACATTGCCGACGTTATCAAAAGTAATAACATCAAGACCCTGACGGCCAATTATCAACGAACCAGACGATCCGACATTATCTAAATACCAAGCACGGTTTGTGTATGTAGCATTAGATGAATCAAAAAGAATTCCAGTTCGACCAGAGGCGCGGACACCAATTCTGACCGTATCAGTCCCCTGTTGAGTGTACAGGTTGGCATTAGCAGAACCTCCAACTTGAAGATTTCCGATAGCACTTCCGGGACTCACACCAATCCCCAACCCCGTAGAGTTGAGGGTCATGGCGGTGCCAGCGTTGGTGGCCCATGCGTGTTCGCCAGTCTGATTGATGATGTATCGGTTACTTGCCGCAGTCACTGACCGAATAACAAATGAACTGTTTGAAGCACTGGGAATTCCAGCAGACAACGCAAACTCCTCACCACCGGCACCGCTGTTGACCATACGAATTCTTACGTTCGCATTGTCGTTTCCGCGAATCAAAATCGCGTCAGCCAGATTGTTTGCAAGAATATCAAGCGGCGCACCGGGAGTAGCGGTCAGAATACCCACCCGATTGTTCGTCGAATCCACCTTCAGCGTCGAGGTATCCACCGTCAGATCGCCAGTGATGGTGGCGGAGCCAGCGGTAACTAGTCCGGTGACAGTCAGTGCTCCACTCGCGGTTGGCGAGGATGAGAGGATGTTGTTTGCACTGATACGTTTGGTCGTACCAGATGCGGCCATCGACGTATCGGATACATCGACCACCGGAAACATATCGTTGACTGGATCGGCAGCAGTCAGTGCCGTTAGTGCTGTAATTTTAGAGTCTGCCATAGGTCAGTTGGATTGGATTGCGAGTTTAAAGAGGTCTTCCTGTTGCAGAAAACCAGCGTCTTCTCGCAACAGAGAATCGAAAGTGCCAAAGGTGATGACGATTTTTCCGGTGCCGTCTTCTTGCAGCACAAAGAACTCGTCCTCTTGCAGAACGTCTCGACGCAGCACAGGCGCATCAGTGCCACCGGCTTGACCGGCAAACAACCGATTGAGTGCTATGCCGATTGAGATCATTAGCTGCGAGCGAGGAAAGCCACAACGCTACCGGATGAGATTTGAAAGCCGGTGATGTTACCAACCAGCGGGAAGCCAGCCGGAATTGTCTTGGATGTCCAAGTGCCGGATATTCCAAATCCCGTAATGGAAGTGAACACCGTCGGCTCGGTAGGAATCAAGCCAGCCCAGTTGCCGGTCTGAGCGGCGGTTGTAGTCACCAGCGCGAAGCCCTCTCGGCCCATGCTGTACTCTGTGGAAATGTCTGCTTGGACGGCCATAAAATTGTTTTTCGGTTAAAGGGGAGGCTGTCAGCGTATCCAACAGCCTCCCCAGTTTTGGTTGTTTAACCTTTGCGGATCTTCGGTGCCAGACTGCCCTGTATCCACAGGATCAGTTTGCCTCCCTCAGGAATAGTCGCGGTGTTGAAGGCAGTGCGCTGGAGTGACGCATCGACTTCGGGGCCGGCGACAATCTTAGCCTTGTCGTTTCGGTCCACCGAGATGGTTGTGGCGATTCTCATGGGTAACCTTAAGCGGTGACCAGAACTTCGGCCTGGGTCGTGTCCGCGGCCGCGGCGCCGAACATGATGTCGTAGGACGCCATGTGAGCGCGGGATGCGCGGCTGTACCAGACGGAGAGCAGGCAGCTCAGGCCGTTGGCGGTGGTGACAGCGCGTTGCTCGAGGAACTCACCGGCGATCATACCGACCGGCAGGCCGGAGGCGATGGCGATGGCATCAGGGCCGCAGACGAAGCCAGCGGTGTTAGTCTCGGCAGAGGTCCAGCGGTTGTTCTCGGCGACCACGTCGAAGCCGAACCGGCCGTTCGCCAGCAACTCCAGGCGGCTGTCGGGGAAGGTGTTGCTCGCGGCAGAGAACTGAAGGCGAGCGATGTGGCCACCGTCCAGGATGAGGTTCTTGCTGCGGTAGTTTTTGGCCAGAGCCAGGATCGCAGGCAGATCCGAGGTGTCGAAGTTGGCCGCGGTGCCGATAACAGTCGCGGCGCCGTAGTTGCCCGAGACCATCAGGGCGGTCAGCACGTCGCTGATTCCGTAGGCAAACAGGTCGGCAGAACCGGCAGCCAGGTCGGACAACATGAAGCCTTGGTTAAGCTCCTGCTGGGTTACCGTGAAGTTCTTGCTGATCTGGTTCACGGTGACCGCGGTGGCGGCCAGCGTCGAATCGTTGTTGGTTTCCCAGGACGTCGGGTTGGTCTGGGCAGCGGTGCCGGTGGTATATTTCTTCACCTGCACGGACGCGCGGGGCCGGAGGTTGTCCAGGCCGACGTTGCGGCTGAAAGCGGAGACCAAGGCCAAACGAGTGGCGGCCACGGTGATCACTGCGTCGGCGAGATAATCGACAACCAGGCCCGAGGCGAACGTGTTGGCGTTCTGGGGGGCGTGGATGGCGCTCTGGCGCAACAGCTCGGAGTGGTTGGCCACCAGGAACTTGCGGCGGTCATTGCCGGCCTGAAAGCCCTTGTGCTTCTCGAGCAGTGCATTGCCGAGGTTCTCGATGCGAACCGGGGCGACGGGCTCCGGTGCAGGGGCGGCGGTGGGGGTCTTGGCGCTGATGGCAGCGGCCACGGCCTTGGCGACGATGGCGTCGATGTCGAGGGCGGTCGGCGCACTAGGAGCGGCCGCCACCACGGTGTTGGAATCAGTCATGTTGTGTGGTGTCTGCTGTGATGTCGGCGCGGTTGTCGCGCCATCGTCGGCAGCGTTAGTGCTGCCGGTCGAAAGTGTTTTGTCTGTGGTTTCGCCCTCCTCGACTTCGAGCTGGGCATAAAGCGCCTTGAACCAGTCACGGCCTGCGGCACCTCCCCAGAGGTTGGCTGCAACATCGGCCGGGGTGTTGGCTTCGGCCTCGAGGAAGCGCTCATTGCGTCCCCACCAGGCGTTGGCTGTGCGGATCTTGTCCTCGGTGGGCGCCTCACCGGCCACCAGGGCCTCGGCGTCCAGGACGGTCTGCTTCTCGAGGCCATCACCGGCCAGGCCTTCGGCATACTGCTCGAGGCCGCGGCGAAGATTGCTTCGGACGGTCTCGGGGGCGGTTTTGGTTACTGCCCGAGGATGCCAGCAGGCGGCCATGGCGAGCTGCTCGGTGGTCTTGTCGGCCAGACCGAACTGGATGGCCTCCTGGGCGGTGAACCATGTTTCCGCGGTCATTGCCGCGCGGATCTGAGCTGAGGTCTTGCCGGTGCGCTTGGTGTAGATGCCGGCCAGGATCTCCGCGTGCTGGTCGAGGGCGTTGGCCATCTTCCGCATATCGTCTGAGGTGCCTGCCACCATTCCAGACGGGTCATGGATCATGAACAGCGAGGCCTCGGCCATCTCGATGCTGTCACCTGCCAGGGCTATAATTGAAGCAATCGAGGCGGCGATGCCGACCACCCGGGTGGTGACGGGCGCCTGCCGGCCTCGAAGCATATTGTAGATGGCCAGGCCGTCCCAGACGTTGCCACCTGGGCTGTTGATCTCGACCACCAGGGGGCCGGGGCCTACAGACTGGAGAGCATCGGAGAATGCCTTAGCAGAAATGCCTGAACCACCGAACCAGTCCTCGCCGATCTGGTCGAATATCTGGAGCACCGCCGGTTCATGGACCGAGGCTCGGGGGCTGTAGGAAAGCCAGTTGGTAACTTTAGTCATTGGTTTTCTTGGCTCTGGTTTTCCGCTTCTTGGGCTCGATCACCGCAACCACCTCTTCGATGGGCTCGGCCGGGATCGGCTCGGGCATTTCTTCGGAAGGAGGCTGCTCGAGAGCGGCCGCGGCCGGCTCCGGCGCTATCGGCTGCTTTTGGGAGGTCGAGATCTGGGAGACATCGAGGCCGTACTTGACCGCCAGGTCTTGGATGTACCGGGCTTGTTGGGCCTTGGCCTCCAGGGCGGATCGCCAGTCGATGCCTCGGGCGCCGTAGATCTCATCGTAGGTCGTAATGCCGGCACCAAGCTCGTTTAGCTGGGCGGCAGAGTTGCGGCCGACGTCGACGTTAGGGGCTCGGGGCGCCTGGATGGCCACCTCGTACCAGTCGTCAGGGCTGTCCCTGAGAGTCGGGTCGGTGCGGATGGCGTATTCCATCACATATTCCCAGATACGTCGGGCGGCCGAGGCCATCACCTGATGCCGGCTGCGGAACCACACCGAAGACATATCGAGTGAGCCCCGGTAGACGGTGCCCTGCATCGACTCTGGAAAGACCAGGACGTAAGGGATGCCGACGCCAGCGCAGACCTTCTCGGTTAGGCTGCGCCAGTACTCGCGCATATTGACGTTGGGGCGGTCAGCGGCGAACTGCTCAAACTCGTCGCCAGTCTTCAGCACCTTGACCGAGGCGCCGAAAATGTTCTCGTAGTAGTTCTGGGCGGTCCCCTGGGAACCAGCAACACCGGATCGGAGGCTGGTGGCCTGCACCTCGCCGGAGCTCGTCTTGATCACCTGGGCCACGCTCGAGGCCAGCTTGCAGGATTCCATCTCGAGCTTCTGGAGATCGTCCAGGTCGTGCAGGTCGTTGATGACGCAGGCAACAAAAGGCAGGCCGCGGAGCTGGCCGGCACGCTGGGCCTCGTAGATGTGGACAACCGAGTCGGAAGAAATGGAGCGGATGTCGGTAAGTTGTCCCTGCTGCTGCTCCTGGCCGCAATAAAATGAGATGGCCCGACCCGTCTTGGGGTCGAACCGGACGCCGTCGAACACATCGGGAAGGCCCTCCTGGCCAGCGGGTGTCGACACTTGCTGCGGCTCAATGAGCTGCAATCGGGGCCGGCCGGTCTCGCCCTTGGTCAGGAGGATAAAGGATTCCCCGTCGTAGAACCATCCACGGGCAGCCAGCGACATCAGGGTGCCGAAAGACTGCCGGGATCCGATGTCAGGGTAGCGGCTCCAGGTGTCCCACCATTTCTTAGCTCGGAGATTCCAGTCGGGATTCGAGGAAGCCGGCTGCACCGAGAAGTTGCTGCCGACGGTGTAATTCTCGAACAGGTCGCCCAACCTGTTCATGACGGCGTTGTTCTGCTCGAAGAATCGGGACTTTCGGACGATCTGCTGCCGGGTAGAGGCAGTCACATCGAACCGCACCGAGGTGTAGCTGGTGTCCAGGAAGGACCGGCGGATCGAGTTGGACGCGCCCTCGTAGCGGTCGACAGGTGCCGACCGGAACTTGCTCAGGATGGTATCGAGGAATCCCATCAGCTCATGCCTCGATAGCTCGCCTCACGGCGGAAGTTGGAGAAGTCGCCGCCGAAACTGGTGGCTGCAACCAGAACCACGCCCACCATCTTGGTGTAGATCTGGGCATCGGTGGGCGTAAGGTTGCCGTCCTGCTCGAGGTAATAGACGGCCAGGTCGTAATCATCGACCAGGCTTTCCCACATCTCGACCATCTCGGATGGTGTGGGGGCACCTTTGCCGGGCTCGGCAAATTCTACCGACACATCGGAGGATGATGTCGACCGGACAACCTGGCCGGACTCGATCACTGTGGCCGCGGCGATGGACTTAGCAGCCAAGGCAGCCAGGAGCGTCACACCGCCCAGTGTCGCATAGACACTGCGGAGATAGGCCCTCTTGATGGCTACGGTAAACGTGAACACCTCGGGCGGATCTTCACCGATCCCAGGGTGACTTCAATAGGTTAGCTGGGTATTGACTCACTTGACGTAACCAGATCATTCCAAAGCATGACCATGGCGAGCTGCATGATTTCGCAGTCGTGAAGATGGTCGGGCCACTTTTGATTGCGCTTAACCCAGACGTGCTTGATTCGGCCGGCTCGGTTGGCCTGGGGGCGTAGGACGTGTGAGTCTAGGTGGCGCCAGTACAGGTCGGGCTCGGCGATGTAGGCACCTTCGGCCTGGACGCTGGGCGGATCCTGATGGACGCCCCATTCCCGGTCGATGTCGCCCTTCCTTAGCCTGGAGAGCATATCTCGGAGGTGCTCGGTGTCGAACACCAGGAGGGGCTGCACCACGTCGGTCCTCATCGAGGATGATGTCGACAGGCCGAAAGGGTGCACCGCCCCGGTGGCTGCTGTGAACCGGGCGCCGGTCTCTCGGCCTTTGAGCGGCATCCAGCCGATCACCATGGGCTTGCGGAGGCCGCCTTCCGGTGGGTATCGGAGCCCACAAGGGAAGGTTATCGGGTTGGATGTCACCGAGGAATAGGAGGCACAGGCGTCGTAAACCGTCTGCGTGTTGAAGCCGCTGTCGATGCCGACATCCATGTCGTGGACCTCGAGGGCCACTTGCACCCGGCGGAGGGCTGCAAAGTCGTCGGCATGGCCGGCAGCAATCAGGGTCGAGTTGCCGTCTTTCCACTCGCGGCACACCCACCACAAGAACGGCGCCACGGCCTGAACGTCGGCGGTCAGGTAGCGACGGCCGCCATCGACGGTCACGGTGGCCGCGGTCTCGGTGCGCTCCTGCTGCACGTCCTGTTGCTCCCAGGGCTCTGCAAGGTTTCCATTAATAAAGCCCTGGAGGCCGGCCATAGATGCCTTGGCCTCGAGGAACGAGACAGCCAGATATCCCCAGGTACATTTGCGGTCGGGGCTGTAGAGGCTGCTTAGGTGGTAGGACCGCACACCAGGCATGGCGTTGGGATTCTCTGGGCGCCATTGGCCATGTCGGAGGGCTGCCACCTTGTGAGAGTCGGTGATTTTGCCCTGGCAGAGCTGGCAGACGTAATGAGCTGAGGCTCGGATCTTGGCCAGGTCGTGCTTGCCGTCCTCGGCCTTGGCGTCGTCCCAGGTCACCTGGCGCCATTCGAGCTTGATGTACTCCCGGCAGTGGGGGCACGGCAGGTAGTAGCGGCGCTGGTCACCGCGGAGGAAGCGCTGCCAGATCCGGCCTTCGACCACCGTGGGCGTTGAGGTCATGAAGGCCTTGGAGCTGGAGAAGCTCTTGAGGCGCTGCTCGGCTAGGTCGAGGGCGTCGGCCTCCCGGGCGGTGGCCTCGGCGAATTTGTCCACCTCGTCGGCGATCAGCACCCGAACCGGGCGGCTGGCTAGGTTGGCCGGGCTGTTGGATCCTACGAAAGTCAGGGTCGACCTGGTGAAGTTCTGCTCGAGGTTGGTGATTTTGTCGGCCTCGGCCGGGTAGCACTCGAGCATGGCCGGGCTGTCCTCGAGCATGGGCAGCCAGCGGCTCTTCGAGAATGACCTGGCCAAGGACTCGGTAGGCATCAGCCACAAGGCCGGGCTCGGCTCGTTGGCGATTAGCCAGGCCAGGCCGGCCATTAGGGTGGTCGTTTTCGAGGTCTGACTTCCCCAGCAGAGGGTCACCTCGTAGACCGTCGGGTCTTTCCAGCATTCCATCGGCTCGCGGGTATACGGTCGAACCGAGGTTGAGAATGGCCCGGGGTGCTCGGTCTGCCGTTGGGTCAGCCGGAGCGATGCCTCGGCCCAGTCGACCACGGTCTGCATCGGTGTCGGCCGGTAGAGGTTGCGTCGGTAGTCCAGGAGGCTGCGCTGGAGGTCGGTCAGGTTCAAAATAAGCGCCCTTCGTGTTGGTTGGAGATCCTGGCCTCGGAGATCTTGTGATATTCTGGGTCGCGTTCGATGCCGATGAACCGGAAGCCGTTGATGGTTGCGGCCTTGCCGGTTGAACCGGAGCCCATAAACGGGTCGAGGATGGTTCCGCCTGGTTGAGTTATCAGGCGGCAGAGGTAGGCCATTAGCATGGTAGGTTTGACAGTAGGGTGATTGTTCTCGGATTCTCGATCCACTTTCCCAGCCTTGGCTGTGTAGAAGAACCGGGCGCCGGACTTCAGCGACAGGGCCGCCTCATTGCTGCCGTCGTGGATGATGTTGGCAGGCCAGCGGCCGGCGTGTTCTGACGCATTGCATCCGTTGAACCCAGCGGAATTGCCAACTGACGTAAAACTTGAACCTTTTTTCTTTTCAGCCGTTATAATCGTTTCCGTCCCCACCCTGCACCCATCGACATTGATGGCGCCGGTGCCGTACTGGATCACATTCGCGGCCACCGTGCTGGAGAATGGCTTGCGGGCCATGGTGATCGGCTCCAGGGCAGGCTTTAGGGCGGTGCCCCAGCCGGACCACTTCTGGGCTTCGGGGGTGGCGGGGGTGGTGATAAAAACGTCAGTTGCCGTGCCTGACTCGGTTGTGATGTAGCTGTTTGTGCTCTCTTTGCCGATGTTGCTGGCTCCTTTGTAACTCCCTATCACCTCCCTCTCAGCCCCGGCCGCCTTGTCGATAGCCTTGCTCACGTCCAGTGACTTAGGGAATCCCGACCCATACACCCAGGCGATCATGTCGCGGATCTCGAAGCCGGCGTCCTCGATTCTGCACGCCATCCGGTGTTGCGTCCTGGTGCCGGCAAATGCCAGCAGATGGCCTCCCGGCTTCAGTACCCGTAGACACTGCTCCCAGATAGCCACGCTCGGCACGTCGTAATCCCATTTCTTGCCCATGAAGGACAGGCCGTAAGGCGGATCGGTCACGATGCTGTCGACCGAGTTGTCCGGTAGAGTCGCCAGAACCTCTAGGCAGTCCCCCAGGTGTAGCTGGTAGGTCATTTCCATGGGTCGGTGTTGTGTAGTGTTTTAAGCGCCACCTCCTGGACCCACCGGGTCAGCTCGCGCTCGGCGTGCTCGGGGTCATGCGGTGCAATACGGCCGGAGAGCTGCTTCGGCATGGCCTTGATCAGCGAGGCCACGGCGCCGTCGTGCTCCTGCATCACCCGGCGCACCCAGTCGCCGGAGACCAGGCGCCGTTCCTTCTCGGCCTGGGTGATCACCTCGTCACGGGCCGACGTTAAGTTCTTGGCTGCCGCGGCATGGATGGCGACCAGCCGGCCGGCGTCGGCTCGACCACCGCGGAGGGCATCGACCGCCAGGTCATAGGCCGCACGCTCGATTTGCCGCTGCCTTTCGTAAGCGCCTTCTGGCGAGTCGGTGGCTGCTGTTGCGGTGTTGAGAGGGGTCTCTGCTTCTATAGGCCTGTAGGGGCCTTCCTGTTCGATTGCGGTGGGGTCCGGTACGTTCTTCTGTTTAGGAATAGACTTAGCGCGTGACCTAACGTGTTGAGATCGCCAGAGGTCGGCTGACTCGGGCGAGTCCATGG